CAATATAGAATATTCTACGCTCAGGTGCTCTTGAAATCCGATAGATAACAATAGCATCTTCAATCATTCTTAATTGATTAAGTGGTTTGATGGCTTTGTGAAGATATGACAATACAACTGCTCGTCTTGAATCCATCAAACCAGATACAACTGAAATGATTGAGTCTGTTGTGATTCTCACGCCAACTGGACCAAAATTGGATGATGATCCAGTTGTTACTTTGTCATTAAAAATGTAGTACTCGTTGACTACATTCATAACATCTACGCCAGTTCTTTCATCTTTCTTTTTCTTGATCTCACGAACTTTTCTGAGTTTTCGTGGATCAACATATCTTAATTCTTTGATACCTTCCATTGGATTTTCACGATCAATAATAATGTGATAATACATCTTACCATCAACATAATATCTACGGAAAATATCAACTGCCATATTGTTATAATTCAACATTTTCAAAACATTATGAAACTCATCTTTGATGGCTTTCTTGATTTTATCTGGTTGAGTTAATCCATCCAAAACAATCTCAATAATCTTACCATCATCATCAGCACATATTGCTTCATTAACAATATCGTCAATAGCAGATTCAATTTCAGGCTGCATCGCCATTTCACGATATCTTGAAATTAACTCTACTTCATTCTTGGCGGTACCATCGAGGTCCACGTAGGTCCCATAATAGGCAGCAGAAGTGATCGTTAACGCACCATCTTCATTTTGTGGTGCGGTAAACGATTGTTGCTTCTTTTGATCTTCATCGGTTTTATCCCGTGAGATCGTGAATCCAAATAAACTGAATTTATTAGCTGCCATATTATAGATTACCTTTCAAATGGTATTTCAAAATCAATTAAACTAAATCAGTTGATGCGATGTTTGACCAGTACTGGTATGCAAATGTTACTTGAAATTCTTGAATTGTATCATTTGAACCCCAATCCAAATCCATAGGTGATAAATCAATTGGAAACATACCAATAAAATTATACTGTTGAATTGGAATACCAGTTTTACCATATTGAGTAACAAAAGCATCGGATGTATATGTACTTGGTGAAGCAAATGCTGGATTTCTTAAGTTACCAGCATGACTATTGATTAAACTCATCCAATTTTCAAACGCACTTCTCAACTCAAAAGATTCATCATTCAACACTGTAACTGACCAGTCAGAGAATGTTCTGTTACCTGCAAATTTAATTTCTCTTCCAAAATAGTTAATAGTTGTTGCACCAATGGATGATCCAGGTAATGCAGCAGATTTTACTGTAAATCTACTATCTAGTGGTAAATTTCCAGGAAATGTTAATTGAACATCAAATAGATTTGCACGAGCACCATCAAAAGGTAATGCTCTTGCTCTAAATTCGTTAACATTAAATGTCATTTTATTCTCCTTTTATCGTTGATTTATTTATTAGAATTTACCAACGATTTCTGTAAAATCTACTCCAGTACGGACTGCAACAAAGTTCAACTGAATAAAGTTGATACTTCTAGCAGGTTTGATGTAGATATCTCCAACAAATTGATTTGAATCAACAACTTGTGGTGTATTATTTGTAGAATCACAAACAACTTTAAAGTCATAAATTCCACGGCGACCTTTAACATCACGCAAGAAAGGAGTAACTAATGATACAAACTGTGCTTGTGTGAATCCATCATTAAATTCAAATAATGAAAATTTAGAAGCAGTTGAAATTGCTTTCTCTAAAACAATAAACAATCTACGGACGTTGATTCTATCAAATGCTGAAGGTTTAGATTGTAGAGTCTTATCACCATACAATACTGTACCTTGACCTGGGAAAGAAACAACTGGGTTAACACCAACTGAGTAGATAACATCTCTTTGTGTCTTGTTTGGATTCCATGCTAACTTAACAACATTCTTTAAGTTACCACGATTGAAACCTGCAGGTGACCACCATGCGTCACGAACAGTATCTGTATATACGCATAAACCAGCAATGTCACCATTTAATGGAATCCAACGATATACATTGTTATACTTGTCAAACATGTACTTCCAACCAGAATCAACTACAGCATAAGATGTTGATCTTGATAGTGAATTTAACCATGTTTGAATTTGAGTTGTTTCATTTCCAGCCTGATTGACTACTGCTGAGTATGGAGGAGAAATAAAAGCAACACAATCTTTACGATATGTTGCAATATCATCAATAACGTATTGTTGAACTGTAACGTCAGCATTACCTGTCATAACTAGTGAGATATCTACTTCTTCTGAATTTGCAAATAAACCATAAGAAGTTACTAAATTTGCATCAGTAGGAACTTCATCTGTACCATTTGATAGTGCATAAGTTTTAGAAGTTGCAATAGTTGTAAATGATGTACCAGACATTGTACTACCCCATGTTGAATGGGTATTTGCATAGTCTGCTGGATCAACAGCATAGATATACTTTGAATTATTGAAAATATAATTCTTGTAGTAGTTTGAATTACCTAATGAATCTGTAGCATCGGATGCTTTAGACAAGAATGGATAAACTTCTAGTACAGTGCCTTGTACACCTGAGAATTTACCACCAGAATCAATAACAATCACATGCATCTCATCGTTTGATCCGCCTGCGGCAGCAACTTGTGATGATGTTCCTGGAGCACCAGTAAAATAACTAGAAACATTTGCACCGTTAACTTGCCAACTATTGAAAGATGATCCAGAATCAATTACAGAAACTGTCAATGAATTACCTAATGCACCAGGATATCTAGAAGCAAAAGCACCATGTGCATTTGTATTATCGTTGTGTAAGTATGAGAATTCAAAAGCATCTTCGTTTGAAATTTGAATACCTGCGCCAGTAGCAACAGCATTATGGCTGTTTGCACCAACAGCACGAACAACTTGAAGATTATTACCGTATGCTAAGAAACTAGCAGCAGTAAAGAAAGATGTATATGTATTGCTATCTGGTTGATAAAATCTTTTGGTGAGAGTGATTTCACTGTCAACTAGAATTCTTTTGTTTACTGGACCCCATTGAAAAGCACCAGCAAATGCACCGGCAGTAGTAGATACTGAAGGAACAACTGTCGTCAGATCGATTTCAGAGACATTTACCCCTGGAGATAATTGAAATGCCATTGTCTTCTCCTTAAATTATTATTATTTGACAATTACGAATACCATGAACATATTTATAAAATCATTTATTTACAGTTATATATACCGCAAAGTATCTCTTATAAAGTTTACATAGGTGTCAGAACCGTCTGCTTTTTCCCACACATCACCGTCCATCAATTCAAATTTGTGTTCTAATCCATTTTCAATAATAGGTGCTGGTAGATTTTCATCATCAAGTTGATTCATCGTTTCTATTTGAATCTGCTTTCTTACATCATGACTTACAATTTCTTTGAAATATTTCTGTGTGGCTAACCAAGCAAATATAACAAGTGTCATTACTAAGTCATCATTTGAATCTTCTTCAGCAGCAAATGATGTTTTATTGGCTACAAATGTAGTTAATTCTGATATGGTATCAAAGTCTTGAATGATTAATTTGTCGTTCTCAATCAATGTTTTAAGATTTGAACAACCAATTCTCTTGACAGCAGGAGACATCTTAAGTCCCATCTGAACACCACGACCAAATCCTGCTGATAATTGCTGAGGTTTCTTGTTACCTGTAAATATTTTGAATAGATTTTCATATTCAAAATCTTGATGAATCACATCTGCAACTTGTGGATTATTATTAATCTCAACCAGTATATATGCATCGTTATAATACCGTGCAGCATTGTAGATGTGTGTTGGAAATACCATTGGTGATATTCCAGGGTTCTTATATCGTGCAACTTGTCTATAAGGTGTAGTGGATATATCAAATACTGAAAATGCCGATGAGTCCAGATTACGGCCTTCCGATACATCTACTGTAATCACATACAGATGATCTTTTAATTTATCATCATCACCTTTGATTGGATGTTCATAGATTAAAGTTTCATCATGATCAGCAATTGGATTTTGATAGACAAGTTGCTGAAGTTTTTTACCAGCAATAAGTGTGTTTGAACTACCCAAGAACATGGTTTCAAATTCTTGTTCAAACTGTCTCTCACTGGTGTTTCGTATCGTTTCTTCTTTCCATTTATCATCTCGACCTGGCAATTGTGACCAGTGGATTTCAAATGGAACA